TCAAATGGGAGAAAAAGCTCCTATTCAGTCTAAAGACCTTCTTACTAATCTTACAGTTAAAGGAGATTTACCTTATTGCTCCCTTAATGATTTAGGAGTTTCTTTGTATTCTGCATCAGGAAATCCTACCGGATTAGGAAGCAAAGTAACTGTTGTTCCGGAATTTGCTAATATTTTTGGTTATAATCGCGGTGATGTTAACCATAAATTGTTATCAATGTTGGATTATGGAAACGTTGTTGATAAAAATACCGATAAGATTGGTACTTCTGCTAATCGTTGGTGGAATGCATCTGCTGCTCCTTCTGCTGATAGCTTAAAAGTTTATTCTCAGAAATATAATGTTAACTTAGCTGCTAACCTTTTTCCCCTTGCTGCTTATCAGAAAATTTATCAAGACTTTTTCCGTTGGTCTCAATGGGAAAATGCAGACCCTACCTCTTATAATTTTGATTGGTATCAAGGCTCCGGTAGTCTTTTTAGTACTGGTATTTCCTCGGTTATTTCTCCCTCTAATGCTTATTGGAAACGAGATAATTTATTTTCTCTCCGTTATGCTAATTGGAATAAGGATAAGTTCATGGGTGTTCTTCCGAATTCACAATTTGGTGATCTTGCAGTAGTTGACCTTGGTTCAATTTCTACTACTGGTTCTAAGATTCCTGTAGGTGCTTATGACCTTGCGAATGACAAAGGTGCTTTTCATCAGTTTAAAACTTCGTCTGAATCTGTAAATACAGGAGGTTCTTCTTCTAAATCTACTTCTCTTTATCCTCGTCAACCTGACTCTATATCTGTTCCCGGCCAAGCTAACCTTTGGGCTGTTCTTGGAGAATCCCCGGATTTAAATTTAAAATTCTCTGTTCTTGCTCTTCGTCAAGCGGAAGCTCTTCAGAAATGGAAAGAGATTACTCAGTCCGTTGATACTAATTATCGTGACCAGATTAAGGCTCATTTTGGAGTGAATGTTCCCCAGTCTGAATCTCATATGGCTAAGTATATCGGAGGTGTTGCCCGTAATCTTGATATTTCCGAGGTTGTTAATCAATTCCTCCCTCGAATTGACGACACTCAGGCGTATATTTATGGTAAAGGTGTAGGTTCTGGTCAAGGTTCTATGACATTCAACACAGGTTCTGGATATTATATTATTATGTGTATATATCATGCTACTCCTCTTTTGGATTATGCTATCAGTGGTCCTGACGGTCAGAATCTTGTTACTTCTGTTGAGGATCTTCCTATTCCTGAATTTGATAGCATTGGTATGGAGTCAGTTCCTGCTGTTGAGCTTATGAACTCAAGTTTATATTCTAATGTAAACTCTGCGGATAAGATTCTCGGTTATAATCCTCGTTATTATAATTGGAAGACTAAGGTCGACCGCATTCATGGTGCTTTTACTACTACTCTTAAAGATTGGGTTGCTCCTATTGATGATTCTTTCTTGTATTCTTTATTTGGAGGTAATCTTTCAACGTACAAAGGTGTTACTTGGCCCTTCTTTAAGGTGAATCCAAATACTCTTGATGATATTTTTGCGGTTAAAGTTGATTCCACATGGAATACTGATCAGCTTTTAGTGAATTGTAATGTTGGTTGTTATGTAACTCGCCCGTTGTCTGCTGACGGCGTGCCTTATTGATTAAGTTATGAAAGAAAAAGAAGAATGTAAATCTTATGTTTGTTTTGGTCCCGGTTACCGTAAACGTGAACCTATTCGTGAGGTTTGTTTGTGTCCTATTTGTGCTTCTTCTGAGCCGGATATTGTGCTAGAGGAATTACCTACTGAACCTTTTCGTTTTGAAAAGATTGGAACTGAGGAAAATGAAGCTGTTCGTATTCGCTCTGATGTAAGTATGTTACTTCATGCTGCTGATATGGCGAAAAAGTATGGTACAGGTTTTGTTCAGTCCATGATTGACATGCGTCGTCCTAAGTCTAGCGCTCTTCAATCTCAAATGGATCAGATGTCTGATGCTCAGATTTTAGATACTATTAAGTCTCGTCATCTTCAATCTCCTTCTGAGTTGATTGCGTGGAGTGAATACCTTGTAGAGCAAGCTAAGGATATTGAACAAGAAGCTGAACGCCTTGCTATTGAAAAAGAAGCTTCTGATGCTGTTGCTTCTGCTGAATCTCAATCTGTTGAATCTCAATCTGAATAGTTATGGGTTTTCTTGATTTTATTCCTATTGTTGGTGATGTTGCTTCTGCTATTGGTAATGTTGTTTCTACGAATAAAGCCAATAAGAACAATATGGCTATCAATCAGATGAATAATGATTTTAATGCTGCCGAAGCTGAAAAGGCTCGGCAGTTTCAGTTGGATATGTGGAATCGTACTAATGAGTATAATTCTGCTTCTGCTCAGCGTTCTCGCCTGGAAGAATCTGGATTGAATCCTTATTTGATGATGAATGGAGGAAGTGCTGGTACTGCTCAATCTTCCGGTAGTACCTCTCCTGCTTCTGCTACATCTCCTCTTGCTATGCAACGCCAGGATTTTTCTGGTCTTTCTAATACTCTTTCTTCGGCTCTTCAAATCGCAAATCAAACCAAGGAAACGAATGCTAATGTTCAGACTCTTCAAAGTCAAAAATCTTTGTATGATGCACAAGCTAATAGTATTCTTTCTAATGTTGATTGGTGGAAATTAGGTCCTGAGTATAAAAAGTGGTCTCAAATGACTGGTCTTGCTCGTGCTGGTCTACAGTTTCAGACTGACCGACAGAACCTTCGTAACATGCAGTGGTCTGGTCATTTGGTTCAAGCTCAGCGTCTTGGTGTTTTGTTGGATAATAAGTCTAAACAGATTCTTAATAAGTATCTTGATGAAGGTCAGCGTCTTCAATTAGATTTAATGGCTGCCCAGTATTATGACTCTATGGCGTCCGGACATTTGAAGTATCAGCAGGCTAAATCCGAGATTACTAAACGTCTGGTTATGGCTGCCGAAGCTAAAGGATTACAGATAAATAATAAGATTGCTGAAGAAACTGCTGACTCTTACATGAAAGCTCTTAATGCAGAGTATGCGGCATCTTATGATATTAATTCTCCTTTTACTGAAGACGGGAAAGAATACGTACCTGCCTCCGTATTAAAGTCTCGTATGGATGCTCTTAATACTGAATGGCAATTTGATAAGCGTTATTGGACTGAAGGTCTTAATGCTCTTGGTGTTGCTGGTAATGCTATTGGAAATGTTGGTAATCTTCGAAAGCGTCCGGCTCCTAATACTTATATTTATGGTAATCGTACCTATAATCGTTATTGATAGTCGGTCTTGGCCTCCGTGGCCTGAACGGACCTCAGGTAACTGGACGTGGTAACGTCCCTTAACGACTAGTACCTTGATATCGGCGGAGCCGCACACCACGCTCGTAGAGCGGGTGCAGTTCCGTCCTTATCCTGTTTCATCAACATGCTGCACTTTACTGCTCCTCTGCACTTCACCCCTATATACCCCTAAAAAAAAATCTTTTATACTGGCGAAAGCCTATTTCATTTATCCCGCAAGGGTTTTTGGTTAATCTCCGCCGAAAACTCCTCACTTCTTGCCTTATATTAGATAAATGACAGTATTCTCTCTAAAAAAAACGATTTTTATTTTGTATTTTAAAAATATATTCTTTTCTTTGTATCGTTGTTATAATCATTAAACACTTTTTTTGTTATGAGTAAATATATTTCATCTGTTGTGATTACGCTTTCTCCTAAACGAGAGTATTCATCTGAGCCTCTTGTATCTAAGGTTCTTGAATTGGATTATGTTTCAGGTGCTACAATTCCTCATGCTATTCATTTCATTAGTAAGAGTCCCCTGATTAAGCCTTATCTCTCTAAATATGATATTATCGGTCTTACATTTAAATATTTTGATTTATGAAAATTACATCTCAACAATGGATTGAAATCATTAAATTGATTTCTACTTTTATCATTGGTATTATTACCACTCTTGCTGTACAATCTTGTACTGCGTCTATGTCTATTTCTAAATACAATAGTAATAGTTCTCAGTCAACTGAACAAACTTCTACTTCTTCTGTGGATTCGACTAAAATAAATATTGATTATTAATTTTTTTTGCAATTACAATTATGAAAGAGAATAATTTTTTATTGGTATCTGTTAAGTCTAAAACATCTCAGGCTCAAAGTCAAGGCCAGGTGTATGTTGTTTCAAAGGAAGACATTTCTTCTTTTGTGAAAAAAGTTCTTGATGAGGACACTATTTTGTTGATTGACTCTGTCGAAACTTTTGTTTCTAAACCTCTTTCTGTTGACGAAATGTTATGATAAATCAAGAAGTCATAGATAAGTATCTTCTTTCTGAGTGTCTTCATCCTGTCAAGGTGTTTAATAAGTATACGAATGATGTTATATATGCTCCTTGTGGACATTGTTATTCTTGTCTTAAAAATAGGTCGAATCGTGATACCGCATTAGCTATGAATATTGCTTCAAATTTCAAATATTGTTATTTTGTTTGGCTTTCTTATGAGGACCAATATCTTCCTTATATAGAACTTAAAGCTATTGACCCTTTGGATGATACCCGCTTTAATTACCTTTTTTCATCTATCAATAGAAGTCTGCGTATTCCTGTTCCTAATGGTAAAGATAGGATTATAGAAGACTCTCCGTTTGAGTTTACTCATTCTATGACTTCTTCTGAATATCAAGATATTATTGTTAAGAGTCACGGTCGGTATGACTTTCTTCGTAAATGTGTTGTATATCCACGTTTTGAAGATTGTGATAATCGTATCCCTTATTGTAATACTTCTGATTGTCAGAAGTTTTTGAAGCGTTTAAGATTTCATTCAAAAGATAAATATAATGAAGAAATACGTTTTTACGGTGTATCAGAATATGGTCCTCGGACATATCGTCCGCATTGGCATTTGTTATTATTCTTTAACTCGGACGAACTCGCCTCGTCTATACAGCAACTTGTATCTGAGAGTTGGTCCTACGGTCGTACAACTTGTGAATTATCGAGAGGAGGCTCTGCTTCCTACGTTGCGTCGTATGTTAATAGTAATGTATGCTTACCTTCACTATACCTCCAGCATAAAGAGATTAGGGCGCGTTCCCTCCACTCTAAAGGATATGGAAACAATCATGTCTTTCCCACTCAAGCCTCGATACGCGATCTTGACACTATGTCCTCTATCCTCCTTAATGGAGAGAGCATCTCTGTTAATGGTAAAGCTAAGCAGATCTACCCTTCACGGACGTATAAACATACCGTATTCCCGAGATTCTCGAATCTTGTTTGCAAGTCTCCACATAGCAGTGCTTACTTATTTTCAGCAGCGTTTTTTGCACCCGAGAGGCTCATTCGTTTCGGATATTTGGACATAACTTATGATAAGTCTGTTTCTCCTGTATCTGAACTCGCTCATGCGTATACTGATTTTTTCTTAGACCGTGAAGATAAAGGATTTGTTCATTCTGACGATGAACTTATAGTTGCTACTGTCCGTCTTGATGCTCCTAATCGTAAGTATTGGCATTGTCTTACTTATGACCAAATTTATAGTAAGTTTTACAGGCTCTTCAATATGGTTATTCGTTCTGCTAGGTTTTGGAATCTGTTTGGATATGTAGATGTTTATCGTCGAGGTTCTATTTATGACCTTATGGAAGCGTCTGATAATTATTGGAATGAATTTGCTAGGCGTCAGCTTCATGATTATTATGAATTTCTTGAAAATTGTAGTGATGAACAACGTTCCTTTTTATTTTCTCGGTCTGTTTATAATGAAGTAAAGAATTCTACTGAAGATTCTAAAAAGGCATATTCTTATGATTATGAACTGAGTGACAAATTCCTTAAAGAGTTAACCGCTAACAATCGGAAGGCGTGTGTGGATAAGGTTAAACATAAGGAATTTAATGATCTCAGTGGTTTATTGTTAAATATTTAATTTTTTTTATTATGGCTCATTTTACTGGTCTTAAAGAGTTGCAGAATCGGCCTCACAAATCAGGTCATGATATCTCTGCCAAGAACTGTTTTACAGCTAAGGTTGGAGAGTTGCTTCCTGTGTGGACTGATTTTGCAATTCCTAATTCTACTTACAGGTTTAATCTTGAGTATTTTACTCGTACTCGTCCTGTACAAACTTCTGCGTATACTCGTATTCGTGAGTATTTTGATTTTTTTGCGGTTCCTTGTGACCTTATTTGGAAATCATTTGATTCTGCTGTTATTCAAATGGGAGAAAAAGCTCCTATTCAGTCTAAAGACCTTCTTACTAATCTTACAGTTAAAGGAGATTTACCTTATT